ATTTTATTTTTTGCATTGTAATTGTTTTTAAGTTATATATATTATCTAAATAAGTTCGTATTAATGATGTATAGCAAATAGGATCCGGGGTTATTTGGAGAGCGTTGAGCTGGTGTTGCTCCGCTCCCACGGTCCCCGTCCCGACCCTAGTCATCAGAGTCTGTGTCCAGCCCATCAACGTACGTGTCGTACTTCCAGGCTATCAGTGCATCTATATCGTGTTCTTCCATAGTAGTAGTGTTTAGTGTTATACGGTGACAATATCCGTGACTAACCGTGATAACACCGCATGACCAGACCATAACCAGAGTAGTACACCGCACAAACGTGCACGCAAAAGCTGAAAACACCACACGAAACCAGGGGAAACAGGGCCCGGTGGGGCTAAAATAATGGCTTCCGGTCAAGGGCTATATCACGAAAAATACGTATATAATACAAAATCTCCATATATCTAAGTATGACAATAGCTTATATAATATATTAAATAGGATACTATCGTCACATTAAACGTACTTAATTATACGTAATCTAATAACAATGAAACAAAAACTTAGTAAAAAAGCAGCCCTCGCAAAAAAGAAGAGAGATCTAGCGTATGCAATGACACCGAGAAGAAGAAAGATGAAAGCGGAGAACCAAAGACTGCGTAGAGCAGCAATTAAGGCTGGTAAGAATATTAAGGGGAAAGATTATGATCACAATACAAAAAAATTTATTTCGGTTAAACGAAACAGAAGCAAAACAAAAACGACTAACAACACAAAATAATGGCTAGAATACAGAACTATAACGCGGGTATTGTATCGGGAGATGACAAGATACTAGGGCAAGATGGTAGCAGTACTTCCACGTTTACTATAAATGATCTAGCTACATATATAAATGACAACTACCAGGTGGTGGGAGGAATAACGCTAGGCTCATTTAGTTTAGTAACAAACGCCGCATCTGGTGATGGCTCACTTACTTATAACGCATCGAACGGAGTATTTACTTTTACACCAGCTGATGCTTTTTCAGGTTCTTATAATGACTTAACAAATAAACCATTCATATTTGGAGGTGATTATCAGCAACTAAGTAATAAGCCAACTATACCGACCTATTTAACAGATTTACAAATCACACAGGGGTCGGCGGGACAATATCTACAATCGAACGGTGATGGTACTTTTACATTTTCAGCGGTTACAGGAGATGGTGTAGGAATTCAACATTCTGATTTATCCATAACGACGTCGGCCGCTAACGCGGGAGGTTCGCTATCTTACGATGCGAATACAGGTGTATTTACTTTTGTACCTGCGGATATACCAACTGTTCCTACGGATATTAATCAATTAGCTGATTCAACAAACGTGATACCAGCTGACGTATCTGATTTAACCGATACAACAAACCTAATACCTGCTGCGTTCATCAACACAATGACTGCAACAGCAGCGGGCGGGGCTTATTATATAGACGGCAACATTAGAGCTGTAATAGTATTAGTTCCTGGGTTTACATATAAAATAGATACAAGTGATTCGAGTATGAGCAGCCACCCTTTTAAATTTTCAACCACATCAAATGGAACACACGGGGGAGGAACTGAATATACCACAGGCATTACTACAACAGGTGTAGCAGGACAAGCAGGCTCGTATGTAACAGTACAATTGCAACAAGGACATCCAGTATTACACTACTACTGCAGCAATCATTCTGGAATGGGAGCAGGCGTAGCAGATTTAACAACTTAATAAATAATAACAATGTTTGATTTAAATAATCCATCAGCCGGCAAGCAAATAGATTTAGCTCTTGATAAAAAAGAAATTACTTGGGAAGAACACCAAGAAATGAAAAAAGAGTGGGTTGCCAATATGAAAAAAATCAGGGACGCAAGAGAAACCCTGGTTGAGAACGAAATACGTATCGTTACTCATAAGAAAAAATAAATTTCTCTATAACCAATAATTAATAACCATGACATATTTTTATTACAAAACCTCAACCCAGGGGAACCAAGTTTCTGAGGATAACAAAAAAACCTGGGAGCATATCTCTGATAAAAAAAATTGGAGAATAACTCAATTACCAAATGGGTATTACCAAGCGGAATGTAAAGTAATCGATTCAGATGATAGCTGGAAAGATGTTACAAGAAGAGAAACAATCGAATCGTGTGAAGCTGCAATTGATGCTTCTATTGAACACTATAAGAAAAGATTGGATTTCTTAAAAGGCCCGAAGGTAATAAAAACATTTTAATAACCACTTAACAAAAATTTAATTTAATGGAATATAATAACCCAAGTGAGATAGTAAAAGATCTAGCATTCGGTTCGGATGCGAGAGATAAAATAATAAAAGGGATAGATAAACTGTCAAGTGCAGTCAAATCAACTCTCGGTGCATCGGGTAAATGTGTCATCTACGAAGATGGGATTGGAAAACCGGTTGTAACCAAAGATGGCGTAACAGTTGCAAACTCTGTGGTACTTTTAGATCCTGTAGAAAATATAGGCGCAACGCTTATAAAAGAAGCAGCCCAGAAAACAGTAAAAGAAGCCGGCGACGGAACGACAACTTCGACCGTGCTAGCTTCGGCCATCTTAAAAGAATGTATAGCCCATGATAATGTAGATTTTAGATATATTAAAGAAGGCATTGGAAAGGCTAAAGAAAAAGTATTAAAATACTTAGATGAAATTAAAATCGAAGTTACTGACAAAATGTTAGATAGCGTTGCATCTATATCTGCTAATAATGACAAGGAATTAGGAGGTATAATAGCAAACGCATATAAGGAGGTTGGTAATGACGGTGTTGTTTTGATGGAAGAGTCTGACGACGAGACCACGTACGTTGAAATCGTAGATGGAGTACAATTCGATTCAGCTTTAAAATCGCAACACCTAGTTACTGATAAAGACAAGAATAGATCAGTGCTCGAAAATCCTTATGTATTAATTGTAGAATCTGAAATACAAAATATAAGAAAAATACAATCAATACTTGAACACGTTATAAAAGAAAAGAGAAGTTTGCTTATAGTAGCACAATTAGCTACTCAGCCATTATCTGCTCTTATAATGAATGCTGTAAAGGGTAACATAAAGGTTAATATAGTAGATTTGCCTGGTTTTGGAGCTACCAAAAGAGATACGATAGAAGATTTAGCGACAATAACCGGCGCAAAAATTATTTCGGAGGACTTAGGCGACGATTTAGATTTAATTAACCCTGATTACTTAGGTGAAGCAATAAAGTCCGTTACGGATGATAATAACACCGTTATAACTATAGACGGAATGCCTGAGGAAACTAAAGAAAGGATAAAAGCTGTAAAAAAGAAAATAAAAGAAGAAAAGAACGGCTTTATAAAAAAGAAACTTGAACAGAGATTAGCAATGCTTTCAGGAGCTGTTGGTATTATAAATGTAGGAGCAAATAGTAAAGTAGAGTTAAAAGAAAAGAAAGATAGAGTAGAAGATGCAATATATGCGACAAAAGCTGCATTAAGAGAAGGTATAGTGCCAGGTGCTGGTATTGCACTGCATAATGCTGCTGATAGTTATAAGACAGAAGTTGTAACAGAGCAAATATTATTAGAAGCTATAAAATCCCCATATAAAACTATATTAGAAAATGCCCACATAAATTATGGGCCTAATATGAAAGAGGGGTGGGGTGTTAATGTTATAACAGGCCAAAATGTGGATTTAGTAAAAGACGGTATTATTGATCCTGTGCTTGTAACTAAAACAGCGTTAATAAATGCGATAAGTGTAGCCACTACAATATTATCCGCAGATTGTGTAATTTCAAATATAAGAATTAATGAGAGCGGTAAATAATTACATAATCATAAAAGGTATAAAAGAAGATCAGAAAACAGATTCTGGTTTTATAATACAAGATAACACTGAATTTAGATATTTAAAAGGTCAAGTTATAAGCGTTGGTGAAAAAACAGAGGCTATAACACTTGATGATATTGTATATTATGATAGGCACGCGGGACACGAGGTAATATTTGATGATAATACATACATTGTTATTAAGCAACAAGACGTGGTTATAGTAGAATGAGAATAGAAGCTTCTGACCTACGAGAATTACAACTTTTTAAATATTATAGGTTAGTAAGGAAATGGGCTTGTAAGACATACAAATTAACCGATGCAGACTTAGAACTTCTAATCTATTTTGATTGCATTGGTAGATTTACACGTAATGATTACATTAACGGTACTTACCTCATGAGTTGGGACAAAGCTAGATGGGAAAAACTACGAAAAAATGGCTGGATAGATGTATGGAGACACCGTAATCGCACTACAATTAAATATTCTATATTCCAAACTTCATTTAAATCAAAAAGATTAATTACACGCATTTATAATATTCTGCTGGGTAAAGAAGACATACCTATATCAGAACAAAATGTATTTTACAAAAACAAATCATATACCGATAAAGTTTTTAATAAAGCTATAGACGATATGTTAAAAGATCCAGAAAGATGAAAGATTTAATAATCCAATGGTTAATGACCTTAATACTAATACTTATATAATTATGCCGGGAAAAACAAAAAAAGGAGGAGGCTTAAAAGTTAAGACTTCTTACAAAAAAAAGAATAAAAAGAAGAAGCATGGCAAATAAAAAAGCCCCTTCTAAGAAAAAATCTCTTGGTTATTACAATAAAGCTAATAAAAAAGGTACCGGTGCCAAAGCAGGTGGGGGTATGTCTAAAAAGGGCGTTAAAAAATATAGACGTGATAACCCAGGAAGTAAGTTAAAAACAGCGGTGACTACGCCACCGTCTAAATTAAAAAAAGGAAGCAAAGCTGCTAAAAGAAGAAAATCATTTTGTGCAAGATCAAAAGGGTGGACGTCTGAAAGAGGTAGGGCTGCTAGGCGTAGATGGAATTGTTAGTATGAAAAATAAATTTACAAGTAAAACCGCAAAGCTTGCGCCACCGTACGATAAGTTAACAAAAGCTGATTTCGCTGTGTTAAGAGCTAAAAAGAAAAAAAAGAAAAAGAAATGAGTGAATTAAGTGAAGATAGTAAGTTCAACGTAAGTATAAAAACCCTAGTTGGGATCGGATCATTACTATTAACATTGGCTGGAATGTATTACACACTTAAATCGGACATAGAAATTGCTAAGCAATTACCCGAGCCACCTGTTAGTAGAACAGAATATGATTTAAAAGATCAATTAATTAGAGAAACAATAATTTCAACTGAAGAGAAGGTTAATGCAAATTCAGAAAAACTTGATAAGATTGATGAAAAGTTATATGAAATAATTAAAAAATAAAAATGAAAAAATTTATTACGACTCTACTTTTATTGTTTGCTTTAAGCACACAGGCACAAGACGTTACTGTTGTGCATTTTAATTATAAATGGAACGCAAAAAATGATTATACTAAATTAGAATCTATTAAAAGAGCTTCTGTTTCAAAAGCACTTGTTGAAGAACAAGCTGCTGATTTACAGGCTAGTATTAAATCTGTACCAGTTATAATTATATTTAGAAGCGGAAAGCCGGTCGCTAGAATAGAAGCGGGCTTAAGCATGAAAATAGAGGCAAGACTTGACGAGATTCAAGAGCTTGTGGATAGAAACAATTAATATTATGAAATCAAAAGGACTAGGTGATTCGGTAGCTAAGTTTACTAAAAAAACAGGTATTAAACATATGGTAGAAAAAATCTCAGACGGATTAAACATACCATGTGGCTGTGAGGGTAGACAAGATGCCTTAAATAAATTATTCCCATATAAAAACAAAAAATAATGACAATACTATTTATAATAGCAATAATTGAAGCAATAGTTATAGTGTATTTATTTATGCTTCATTCAGGAAAAATAAAAGATGCTGATGGTGATTTTATCGCTGATTCAGTAGAGGCAAAAGTTGAAGAGATTCAAGTTAATGCTGTGAATAAATTAAATAGATTAAAAGCTGAATTAAAAGACGTAGCTACTTCTATAAAAGAGGTTGGAAATCAATTAGAAGATTTACCAAAATCACTTAAAGGCAAAAGAGCCGGAAGAAAAGCAAATGTCAAAAAATAAAAAGAAATTAAAAGACACAGCAGTTGGTAAATTTTTAGCGGGTGCTGGTTCTGATATAATAGGTAGTCTTGGCGACGTCTTGCCAGATAACGGTGTTTTTGGATTAGTTAAAAATTTAATTAAAAAAGACCCTGTACTACCTGCAGAAGATAAAGAAAAAGCTTTAGCTCTGCTAAACCAAGATACTATTGAAATGCAAGAAGTATCTAAGCGATGGAAAGCGGATATGCAATCTGATTCATGGCTTTCGAAAAATACAAGACCAATGACACTGATTTTTTTAACAGTAGCAATGGTCTTATTAATATTTATAGACTCAACAGGATTAGACTTTAGTGTTGATGGTGGTTGGGTGGATTTATTAAAATCTCTTCTTATTACTGTTTACGTAGCTTATTTTGGTTCACGTGGCGCAGAAAAATTCAAAACAATAAGCAAATAAAATGGCAAGGATAAAAACTTACGTTAATGACACTGGAATAACGTCCGGAGATAAGTTTATAGGAACTGATCAAGCCACAGGGGCAACTAAAAATTTTACATTTGGTGATCTAGTTAGCGCTATAAATGATCAAGCATTATTTCAAGCTTTTGACGGAGCTATATATAATTTTAAAGTTTTATCCACAGACCCATCACCTAGCGGTATAATAAACCTAACAGGTACGAACGCTATTGACACCAACTTTAATGCTGTTACGCAAATAATAGTTAGTAAGATAAATACTCAAGGGGATAATATTGCTAATTATATAGATGGTTTATTAAACTATCATATAAAAATATCAAATTCAACTACGTTAGATCAGTACGCTATATATAGAGTAGATGCTGTTGAAGATTATATTAACGATGCTGACTACAAAAAGTTAACTGTAAATTTTAAAGAAGGTAATGGTCAACTAACAACTGGATCAAATTACTTTCTTTCTTTATTTCAAGCATCGTATGATACCGATTTAACTAGTAGATCTGTTACGGAGTTTGGAGATATGACTTCCGCTGGGTCTGGTAATATAATTACTACAGCTGAAAGAATAACATTAAACTCAGTACCTAGTAAAATAAATTATGCTGATATAGTTGACAATGTAATCGACAATAGAACAAACGTACCATTATCAGCGAATCAAGGTAAAGTATTAAAAGGGTTAATAGACAATATAAACACACTACTAACATCGGATAATGTAAGCTTAGATACATTACAAGAGGTTGTAGATTTTATTGAAGCCAATAAAGATACCTTAGATAATTTAACTATAAGTAATATAGCGGGGCTGCAAAATGCTTTAGATAATAAGGTAAGCATAGTGGCTGGAAAAGATTTATCAGATAATAACTTTACAGACGCCTTGCTAAGTAAATTAAACGCTATAGCTGCGGGCGCGGAAGTAAATGTTCAATCAGATTGGAATCAGTCTTTAAATACCTCTGATGATTTTATAAAAAATAAACCTACGGATGTAACTGATTTAAGCTTACATAATGCAACTGAATTGTCAGATGTTTTTGATTCTGGTTCAGGTTATATAATAACTAATAATGAAAGAACTAAGCTAGCAAATATTACAGTAGGATCTAACAGTATTATAACTAATGCTGAAAGAACTAAGCTAGCGGGTATAGCATCCGGTGCTGAAGTTAATGCACAAGCAAATTGGAATGAAACGAATAGTGCGGATGATGCGTTTATTTTAAACAAACCAGCTTTTGTTGATCCTAGTATTACTTTTACAATAACAGGAACCGCTAATGAGATAGAAGTTTCCCCTAGCACAGCACAAGATTTAACAACAGATAGAACTGTACAAATAGGTTTACCTAATACTGTTAATGTAACTAACAACTTAATAACTGGTGATGATGTTACAGCTGGTCAAGATTTAAAAGCCACTAGGTATTTACAGTTTACAACTCCACAAGCAAATCCACCAACAGCACAGAACGCTATATATGTTACAACAGATAGCGCTCATGATGTTATGCACTTTAGGTATCACGGTCATGATTTATCCATTGATACTTTAACTGAAAATGTTCCTACAGGTATCACATCAGGAGGGGAGTTATCAAAAGCTAGTAATACTCAATTTACAATTAATGCAGGTACAGGTTTAATAAATGATTTAAATAAAGAATCAACCGCAACAAAACCTTACCCTGAAATATTAGAAATAAGCTGGTCAACTCAAACTATAACTGTATCTAATTTAGCACCGCTAGAGGCAGAGCAAAAAAATTCATGGATATATATAGACGAACTCGGACAGGTGCAACAACAAAGCACACCGTTTACAGATGGTCAATATAGTAATAAGATCCCAATTGGTGTTGCATTACACAGTAGTGGTGTAATATTATTTACTAAGACCTTTCCTCAAACAGCTTATAATACAACAGACGGCTTACAGCAATTTGCTAGAATATTTGGACCTCTTAAAAAAGATGGATTAACAGTTACAGCTAATGGTGCTAATTTATCTTTAGACAGAGCGCAAGGTACATCATTTGCATTTGGAAGAAATTACGTGAATAATCCTAATAGTCCTTCTCTTGTAATTGATGCTACAAAATCTCAAGCTGAAATACACAGATATTATAAAGACGGAACAGGAGGATACGTAAGAGACAATAATAGTGGCAATGGGTATACCGAAATAGATCCTACTAAATGGGATCCAGGAACAGGTACGCTTTCTACAATACCAGGTGGGCAATATTCAATTCAAAGATTTTACTTTTTCCCAGGCACGCCAGATATATTAGTTGTTTATTACGGTACAGAATATTTCAGTAATTTAGAAGAAGCTGAAAGAAACTTTTTATCATCACAGGCTGATGAAGATGACAACACTGCTCAACAAGCAGTTTACTTAGGGGCTGTAATTGTTTCAGGAAGTGCAAACAATTTACAAAATGTTAATCAAGCTAAATTTTTCCAAGGAGGAATATTTAGAAACTTATCAGGTGCTCCTGTTGGATCGGTTGCGGGTAACGCAGTATTAAATGATTTAATAGATGTACAAGTACAAACACCATCTAACGAGGATATATTACAATATAATTCCGCTACTACACAATTTGAAAATGTTGCATTAGCATCAGTTATTGGTAGTGGTGATGCCCAAAAAGAAGCATTATATAATGTTATTGGTATTGGGGAAATTTATTACATGACACAATTATAAAAAAAGAAAATTAAAAAATGGCTAACTCAATTACATTAAGTGCAGGTATAATCAATGCTTTATCTGCAAAAATAACAGCAGGTACAGCTACTGCGGAAGAAATTGTTCTCTATACTACCGGTCTACAGAGGCTGCAGGAGGGGAATGATTTTGAAGCTACAGTTATTGGTTTGTCTCAAAGCGCAGTTGATGCGATTGACGCAGCTAATAGCCAGTTTCAAACTGACTCAGCAACAGCGGTATCAAACTTTAGTACAAATACTGGAACAGCTGTAACAAGCTTTACAACGGCTTCTAATACTGCAATAACAGATATTAATACAGCTAGAACAAACTTAGAAACAGCAGCAACTGATTTAACGAACACTGTTTCAGGATTACCAACAGCAAGTACAATTGAAACCGCAATTGATACTGGATTAAACTATGTGGCACCAAATCAAAGAATAGCATTTTGGAAAGGATTTAGTGAAGGCAATTATGTTCAAATGGTCGCGTTTGACCACGACTTTATAATGCAAGATGAAATAATGCTTACAAATAGATCATGGGGTAGTGGTTCTTATTATGCTTCTGGTACGGGTTATGGTGGTAGAGACTTTATAGGAGATTTAAATACCGAAAGTAATCCAAGTACAAGTAATCATTCAAACATGAGAATGACTGGGAATGGTTTTAACTTAGGTACGAATCCTGTAAGTTTTTATGATCAATATAATAAATTTGGTAAAAGAAAGGTTTTTGCTCCAAATGGTTATGATACTGCAAAAATGCAACAAGGTGTTGTTTGTGGTAGTTATGAGCAAGATGTTTTCTTATTTAGAGAAAACCAACAATATAAGGTAACTACTAATTATGCTCCTGGGAGAGCGTATAATTATGATAGATTTCTTTATAAACAAAATACAAATAAACAAATTAGCAATAACGCTTTAGGTATCCACAATGGGTATACAGGGTTTCTATGGCCAACACCAGGATTAAGTGCATTAGGTCTTTGTTCTTACAACAGTACGACTAATAAACTTTTAAGTTTTGATGTAGCGACTACGCAAAATGATGCCTTTCCTGTGGTAGCTGAATTTGCGGGAACTCATACTCTTAGAAGAATAGCATACGGATTAGAAACATCTACATTTGGGCAGGATTATGATGCAACAGCAACGTTAACAAACATGTTAGTAGGTACTAACGGTTTATCAGGTAAACCATCAAACACTGGTACAGAAGCAAATTATAGGGGTAAGCCTGTATTATGTGATAATAATAATATAGTATTAGTTCAAGCAATTCAAAATGGCCCATTATATGTTCACAGATGGGTGCCGAATGGTACAAATGATAACTGGCTTTCTGATTTCAACACTACTATTAGCAGAAATAGCACTGTATATGGAGCAGAGGATAGTGGATATTCAAGTATAGCGCATCAAGTAACATTAGATGGTAAATACGTATGTGTGTATTCGCATTATTATTATTATGGTGGTGGTATGACTGGATACATTATTAGAGTTACAGATGGTAAAATTTTAAAATTCACAGCTGGTACTAGTGCGTCTCAACAATGGATTGTCCCTGTACATAAAAATAAGTTCTATTTTTCAGGTAGAGACTTTAACAGCAATAACAACCACTGGATAATGGATATGGATTATATATTCGGCCTACAAGCAGATGGAGCTGATATATCTGCGCTGTTTACAACACAAGTTACACATCCTACAACTAATCAGCAAATGGGATCAAGTGGTGTACCAGGAATAGATCACAGTAGATCAACTAATAACGCTTGGTTGGCAACAACAATTAAAATGAATCCATTGGATTTCGCAAACTTAATATAATATGAAAGTAGTAAAAACACACGGACACATAATTCAAGAAATACATTCTTCAAGAAAAAAAAGAGATCCTGAAATCATGGGATTAGGCCTGGAGGTTGAAGCCAAATTTAAAGGCAAAGTTGGCCAATACTATAATCCAGATACAAGCGAATTAAGAGACGCTGTATTAGCAGATAAAATTACGGCTGGTTTTTGTAAAGAAAACATAAATAAAGCTGAGTTAATTTCTAAATTGTCTGCAGACGAATTAACAGATATTCTAACAAAAAAAGCTAGTAATCCAGCTATTGAGGCTTATTGGTTAAAAGCAGATAATGGTAATGTAACATTAGATATTCTTATTGAAGAAAAAATTATTGACGAAGTAAGAGCTGAAGAAATATTAACTATTATAAATTAAATATATGATCTTATCAGAAAAAGCAACTAAAGTATACGAAAAATATTTTAGTTCTGATATTAGTGCTTTGAGGTTTGAATATTTAATGCAAACTTCAGACTACAGTATCGGGTTTCAAGAGCTTATAACTTATCCTAGCGCTTTAGCTGAGATAAAGGCTTATGGTAGATATACTGAATTAATTGGTACATCTGGAACTGCTTACAACTTGATAACAACATATGAAACAAGCGAAAACAATAAAAACCTTGAATTAGCTGCATATAATGCAATGTTTGCGCATACTACTCAAACAGAATTTAATACGTTCTATGCAACTACCTCAGGTGCTCTTGGTTTTGGGTTAGCTATTGATAATCCTAACAGCGTTTATGATTTAGCTGGGAGTAATACAGTAGTTACACATATAATAAATAATACTGGAGCATTAGAAGCTTTATTAAATTCAAATGAAGCTATAAAAGCTTTTTCAGAAACAGCTTCCTCGTCCTCATTAATATTTGCAAACGTAGAGGCTAACAAAAAATTTAAAGACAATATAATATTTAGAACCAAAAATAGTTTACCCGTTAATGCTGAAGAAGCAACATATGGTAAAATTTATTATCTAAATAACAAATATATATTCTTTTTATCTAATTTAATTTATTATAGTTCTGATGCTATAACTTGGAATAACGCTACAATAAACATAGCCCCTCCAGATAACGACCAATCAATATTTTTTGATTATGACACCACAGCGGGTGTATATGTTATGTCAGTTAGCGCATCAGGGGATTATATTTATAAAAGTGCAGACCTAGTTACTTGGACACAAGTTCTTATACCGCAAACAGGTACGCCTGACGGATTATGTTCTTTCAATAATCAATTATACTTATCTATAGCTGGTTATATATATAGATCAACATCAGCAGGATCTACTTGGTTTCAAGTAAGATTTGGGTCAGGAGTAACTTATAAATTACATAAATTTAAAGATAAACTATTAACATATTCATCAGCGAATGCTATAGATTATGTTGATACTAATAACGGGTTTAATTTGTATTTAGCTGGTATAATAGCCGCAGCTGAAACAATAAATTATATTTCAACATCGCCTGATTATTTATTTTTTGTAACAAAAGACGCTACAACAAATGCACCTAATACAAATAATTATATATATACTTTAAATGGATTAGATTCAAATGCAGTTGTAACTAAATATGAATTTGGTCAAGCAACTGAAGATTATAATATCAAGAAAGTATTATATGCTAATGGTATTTATATAGCACAAACAGGAGATGGGTATATTGTGGGTACAGACGGTGTTAACTGGAGTATTAAAAGAAGAGATGAATCTTATATATTAAACTTATCCGCTATAAGTAATAAAGGTATATTTGGGTTTGTTACAGACACTAAATTTATAGCATCTAATTACGAAATACAAGCAGCAGGTTCAAATGTAACAACTACCACTACAACAACTATTGCTTCTGAGCCTAACCAGCAATTAAGTGAATGTTTGACTACATTGTCAGGGGCTAGTATAATTAATGACGGAGGAAATAAATTATTATTAAACGCTCATTATGGGCACGTACAGAACAAAGAATATTTAGTTAATAATAAAAGTTACATATTAACTAATGTACCACAATCTGAACCGATTGCGGTTTTAAACAAAAGTATAGCTACAAAAATAAAATACTTTGGTGATCCAACAAAAAGAGTTGCTAAAACAATAACAGGCACAGGATCAGCTACAGATGGTAGTTATTTCTTTTATTACGGAAATGTAAGAATACTTGTTGAAAATAATATTACAAGTGATAATTTCGGTAATGCAACAATATGGGGTTATAATACAGGAGACATAGGCGCTACTGATTTATTAACTTACCATGTAGCTGGTGAATTTGATACATCAGCAGATTCAGACACGGTAACAGTCGACAACACAAATATATTAATAAACACAGAAACTTGTTAAAATGGCACAACAAACAATAAACGTTGGAGTTAGCGCAAACGATGGCGGTGGGGATACTTTAAGAGCCTCAATGCAAAAAATAAATGCAAACTTCACAGAAACATATGGTAACGATTTCATTGACTCTGCACAAATTGTACAGGACGCGGTTGGTGAAAGAGAATTAAATGTTGGAGCAGGAACAACAGGTCAATCTTTAGCATCTGATGGATCAGGTGGTCTTTACTGGGGTAGTGTTATCACAGGAGACGTACCGATCAATGTTTTAGAAACAAGACTTGGAGAAATTGGCGCTACTACAATTGGTGTTGACGCTACTGCTGACATAACATTCAATGGGCAGATAACTGCTACAGGACAAAATAGTATTACATTTTTACATGCAACATTTGCAGGACTACCTGCTGCTGCAAGTAACGAAGGTTTAATAGCTTACGCACAGGATACGGGAAAATTCTATTGGTCAAATGGGACACAATGGGTTACCGCTTTCGCTTTAGCTTCAGACGTAAGAGACAATATAGAGTACATAGGTTATGACACATCTGACTTTATAAGATTTGTTAATAATACAAAAATGGACTTTTATGTTAATAACGTATACAGAATGCGTTTAGATGATGGGTTAGATTTAGATGGTGATATAAATACCACAGGGGATGTAATTGCATACTCTACAGTAACACTTTCAGATATAAACTTAAAGAAAGATGTTGAAAAAATAACAGAACCAATTGAAAAAATAAATAAACTTAACGGAGTTACTTATAAATGGAAAGACAGTAATAAAGAGGCAGCTGGGCTTATAGCACAAGATGTTCAAAATGTATTACCTCAATCTGTAATAAAAAGAACAGACTTTCACGGTGAAGAACAACTTGCTTTAGACTACAATGCTATAGTAGGATTACTTGTAGAGGCTGTTAAAGATTTAGACAATAGGTTAAAAACTTGTAATTGTAATTGCGAAAAATAATAAATTATGGCATTAATTGGAAATTATACTAAATACTGGCTTGAAAACGATCCAGAAGAAGTTAGAGAGGTTGTAATAACATATCCATCTATTTTACCTCAACAGCATCCTGACTATGATAAAAGAGGAGTTACAGAAACTATAATAGAACCTGTCACTGTACAAAAAACTCAAACTTGGGAAGATGTTTATATTGTTATAAGAACATATGCAATAGAAAAAGAAGAAATTCCACATTTTGAAGAAACTACTATGGAAACGCCTGATGATGTTATTACTCCTATAGGATTAGAAAAAGGATGGAGAATGAGTATAAGGTTTGCTGTTTATGATAATAAAGAAGATAAACTTACTTCTCCTGAAAATTACATATTGCAAGATCATGCTTATGTTGATTTACCTCCTATGAACGAAAGTATTTTTAAACTAGGTTATTCAAGTCTTAAACAGGTAAAAGGATTTGAAGAAACACAAAACGACGAATAAATTATGGCATTACCAGCATCTGGCCCTTTAGCTTTATATGTAGATATAAGAGCTGAAGAATTAAGTAAAGAGCCGAATCTATCAGTAGCAGATTTAGGGCTTAGAGAAGTTTCATTATCGGCCGGGTTCACCCAGCCAGATCATATGTCTGAATTTCATGGGTATTCATCTGTTATGCCCATAACTTTTACTGCTAATCCAGTTGAATTAGGTAAAAATGATGTAAGCATTAATATAAGACAAAATGCAAACACATTCAATAACGGTAACGGTACAATTTCATCCAGAGGTTTTTATTTTGGAACTAGTACCAATAGAGCTTCTAACACTAAATACCAAGTAGATACTAGCAACAGCTTAGGCCAATTTGACAGAAATTTTACCAGTTTAAGTGGGGGTACAACATATAGAATGTGGGCTTATGTGGAAAATGAAGTAGGAGAATCTTATAGTGGTATGACTAGTATAACAACACTAGCTGCAGTAAGTTTAAATGTAACCTCAAATGTTGGTACTCAGTTTTATATTGATGGTTATACGAGTAGTGCAGTCCACAACTGGTCTTGGGGAAATCTTGTAGGACAGCATCAATATCAGCATCCTTATTACGGAATGGTAACGACTGGGAATAGAGGTTATGCCGCTAGTTTGATTGCTTCGCATGGTTGGTTAAATTGGTATTTCCAAGCAGCTATTACAAGAGCAAATAATAGCAATACAAGACAGGAATTTCAAAACGGCGCATACATAGCTATATCGGGGGAGCTTTATGTAGCATCGTCTGAAACTAACGGTAGTTGGTATTCGAGAACAAGTGGATTTAATGATAACAGTAACAAAACTTTTAGTATAAATACGTATACACCGTGGGGTGGACCTTTTACAGGAACAGTGAGTGGTAGCTCAGGTGATGATAGATCATCGAATACTTATAATTCACATTGGAGTTATGCACCCACAAATGGTAACCCTAAAATAGAAAGTTACACATATTTCACAAGAGTAGGCGGAGCGTACGCAACGTAATAAAAATATAATTAAATTTAATAAAATGAAAACAGTGTATTACAGTATTGCTCCCTACGGAGGAATAGTAGATATGTCTGCAACTAATCAATTTATAGGTGGCAGCATACAAAAAGTAAAAAAAAATTACTTTGACAAATTAAGAAAAATAGGGCCTAATGCTCAAAGCTTCACTAAATGTGTAGCAGCTACAGAATATTTAAAAAATTGGTATTCATGGCACATAGATTATGGTTTCAATTTAAAATTTAATAGAGACAATAATTCATTTAAATTAAAAGTAGATTTATCTGACGATCCAGAAGTAAAAAACTTATTACCTGGTTTCCAAGAAAAAATGTCATCTAGTAATTTTTTGTTAAGAGGAGTTCAAGATAGAATGGTGAGTGTAAATCATGGTGTTTATTTTTTTTGTGAAGAAGATTTATGGGTAGAACAAATGCATCCTACGTATGAAAGTACTGAATTTTCAAGAAACACTATGGTTTTTCCAGGAAGTTATAATATAGCTAAATGGTTCAGGCCCCTTCAATCTTCTTTTATGTGTTTAGAGGATAACATAAGAGTAAACGAAGGAGATGGTATGTATTATTTTAAATTTTTAACTACTGAACAAGTTAAATTAGTTGAATTTGATTTTACACAAGAAATAGCCAATGTAGCTTTTTCGTCAACATCATATAAGGTTTTAAGATCTTTTTTAAAATTAGATAAACTATATGATTTGTTTTCTAAAAAAAGAGCGCCGCAAAAATTAGCTAAATTAATTAAACAAAATATAATAGAATAATGAATTTAATCAGAAAGATAAGTATAGGCACCGACTATAAAGATAACGCGATGCACTATTCAGTAGGACAAGAAGTATATGGGGGGCACAGAATTTCTGATATACTTGAAAAAAAAGATTCATACTGTATTTATATTACAAAAAATAAAGAAGTACTTTTATGGAAGTCTTTTAACAAAAACATGGGAATTAGCGTAGAATATAATTTAGATTATGAATAACCCATATGCTTTTATAATACAACCCAAAGAAAACCGTTACAAAAATACCAAAAAAGTATCCGATAAAAACTTGATCCTTAATACGTCGATTAGTGACCATAGGTATGTAAGTAAAGAAGCAATAATAAAAGCTCCACCATTAGCGCTTAAAACGCATTTAGGGGAGTCTGACAATATAATAGTTCATCACAATATATTTAGAAGGTATTATGATGCTCACGGAAATGAAAAAAATAGCGGTAGTTATTTTAAAGAAAACTTATATTTTTGTCACTTAGACCAAATATATATGTATGAAAAAAATAACAACTGGGTAGCTATGCCGGGATATTGTTTTGTAAATCCTATTGAATCAGAAAATGAATGGGATGAAAATAAAGAGGAACCATTAAGGGGTATAGTTGTTTATACAGACGGTTCTGATTTTGTTACAAAAAAAGAAGTTGTTGGTTTTACACCTAATTCAGAGTTTGAATTTATAATAGGTGGTAAAAGATTATATAGAATAAAATTAAATGATATAACAATAAGGTATGGACGCAAAGGAACAGAAAAACTCTATAATCCGAGCTGGTTATAAAGCTGTAAAAGAGTTAATAAAAGTTGCTGAGGAGGAGATAATAGTGGAGGATGCAGCAGATGAGTTAGCTGCAGATAGATTAAAGAACGCGGCTGCGACAAAAAAATTAGCTATATTCGATGCTTTCGAAATATTAAACAGGCTAGAGCAGGAAAAAGCTATATTAGAAAATAAACCTATAGAGGATAAAAAAACTGCATTTAGTGGATTTGCAGAAAAGAGGTCTAGATAATGAGTTATCAGCAAACATTATATAAAATTGTTGAACCTATTAAACGAACAACAATACATAGACTGAATAAAAAGAAATCATGGGATTACGGTTACAACAAAGAACACGACGTAATTGTTATTAGTAAGACGGGGCAGATAGGGGATGTATATGAAATACAAAATTTAAAGATTGCTTTACCAAAAGAAAAAGATGTGTATAGCAAGCATGACAGATGGACACCTCATGAGTACCCTAAAGAGTTAAAAAATATTAGAACTATTTTTGACTGGCAAACATACCCAGAAGGGTTTAAAGAAAAGTATTATGAATATATTGATAAAGAGTTTACAAAACGTGAAGAAGGTTTTTGGTTCAAAAACAAAGGTATTGGGACTTATATCACTGGCTCTCATTATATGTACTTGCAACACTCCAAGATTGACGTTGGGAAGCCAGACTTTCGAGAAGCAAACAGATTATTCTTCATATTCTGGGAGGCATGCAAGGCAGATCAAAGATGCTATGGAATTTGCTACCTTAAGAATAGACGGTCTGGATTTAGCTTCATGTCAAGCAGCGAAACAGTTAATCAAGCTACAATCACTTCAGATGCTAGATTCGGAATCTTATCGAAGACTGGTAGCGATGCAAAGAAGATGTTTACCGATAAGGTCGTACCAATATCAACCCATTATCCATTCTTCTTCAAACCAATACAGGATGGAATGGATCGCCCCAAAACAGAACTGGCCTACCGTGTCCCAGCATCCAAACTCACAAGAAAGTCCATCACCAGTACAGCCACATCCAAATCCGTCACCGGGACGCTCGAAGGGCTCGATACAACAATAGATTGGAAGAACACAGGTGATAACTCTTATGATGGTGAAAAGTTAAGATTGCTTGTTCACGATGAATCTGGTAAGTGGGAAAGACCAGATAATATATTAAATAACTGGAGAGTAACTAAAACAACCCTTAGATTAGGAAGTAGAATAATTGGAAAGTGTATGATGGGATCAACATCAAACGCGTTAGATAAGGGTGGTGATAACTTTAAAAAATTATACGATGACTCAGACGTTACAAGAAGAAACCGCAATGGACAGACTAGCTCGGGATTATATAGTTTGTTCATACCTATGGAATGGAACTACGAAGGATTCATTGATTCTCATGGAATACCTGTATTCGACACTCCCTCCAGACCAGTTGCCGATAACTTTAACAATGACATCGAAGTCGGCGTAATAGAGCATTGGGAAAATGAAGCAGAAGGATTAAAACAAGATTCAGATGCGCTTAATGAATTTTACAGGCAATTCCCGAGAACAGAAGAACATGCGTTCAGAGATGAAACAAAAAATAGTATATTTAATTTACAAAAGATATACGAGCAAATAGATTACAACGAAGACTTAAAATATTCAGGTGCTATCACACAAGGTAATTTTCATTGGGAAAATGGTATACAAGATAGCAGAGTGATATTTTCACCAGATGCTAACGGTAGATTCAATATTTCTTGGGTTCCTAGTTTAAATCTTCAAAATCGTGTAATACTAAAAAATGGGGGTAAATATCCTGGGAACGAACATATGGGTTCTTTTGGTTGTGACTCCTACGACATATCCGGTACCACAGATGGAAGAGGATCTAAAGGAGCGCTACACGGATTGACTAAATTTAGTATGGAAGATGCACCCTCTAATACATTCTTTTTAGAATATATTGCAAGGCCTCAAACAGCAGAGATATTTTTTGAAGATGTATTAATGGCACTAATATTTTATGGTATGCCAATACTTGCGGAAAATAATAAACCTAGATTGTTATATTATATAAAAAGAAGAGGATATAGAGGCTACTCTATGAATAGGCCAGATAAAACAATGAATAAGTTGTCGACAGCTGAAAAAGAAATAGGTGGCATACCTAATACCTCTGAAGATATAAAGCAAGCTCATGCCGCAGCAATTGAATCATATATAGATAAATATGTTGGATTGCAAGAAAATGGGGATTACGGTAATATATATTTTAACACTACGTTAAATGATTGGGCGAAGTTTAATATAAACAATAGAACAAAACATGATGCTGCAATAAGTTCTGGACTTGCTGTAATGGCTTGTAATAGACATTTGTATCAACCCAAACAACTAAGACAAACTAAAACATTAGATTTTGGTTTTAAAAAATATAATAACAAAGGAAATATTTCAAAAATAATAAAATAGATGTTAAACACAGTACCAAGAGGAGTATTCCCAAGCCAAGCAGTTTCCAATGCACAGAAAGCAGGTGAGCAGTATGGTTTAGAAGTTGCAAAGGCAGTTGAATCAGAATGGTTTAAAAGAGATTCTGGCACAGCTAGGTATTACGCTAATAGAGATAACTTTCACCGTTTAAGATTATATGCTAGAGGTGAGCAGTCAATACAAAAATACAAGGATGAATTATCTATTAATGGTGATTTATCATATCTTAATTTAGATTGGAAACCAGTTCCTATAATACCGAAGTTTGTAGATATTGTAGTAAACGGTATTAGCGAAAGAACATACGATATAAAAGCGTATTCACAAGATCCAGCTTCAATACAAAAAAGAACTGCTTACGTTGAATCTTTATTAAAAGATATGCGTACAGTTAATTTTGCTGACTCAGTAATGGATGAATTAGGAATAAATATATTTGAAAATGATCCAGATTCATTACCTGAAAATGAAGAAGAGCTGGAATTGCATATGCAGCTGGATTACAAAGACTCTATAGAGATAGCTGAAGAAGAAGCAATTAACAATGTGCTTGATCATAATAAATATGATTTAATAAAGAAAAGATTAGATTATGATTTAGCTGTTTGTGGTATAGCTTCAGTTAAAAATGATTATACAACATCTGAAGGTATTAATGTAAAATATGTTGATCCAGCTGATGTAGTATATTCTTATACTGAATCACCATATTTTGATGATATATATTATGTAGGTGAAATAAGAAGAGTGTCAATTGTTGAATTAAAAAAACAATACCCTAATTTAACACCTGAAGATATTGCTAAAATTGAAGGGCAAGGTAGCAATACAAAATTATATAATAAAGCTTATGCAGCACAAGACGCTGAGGATAGTAATTATGTTTATGTGTTATATTTTGAATATAAAACATATCAAGATCAAGTTCATAAAATAAAAGAAACTTCAACAGGTGCATCGAAAGCAATTAAAAAAGATGATAGTTTTAACCCACCTAAAGATTCAAGAGCTAGATTTGAAAAACAAAGTAGAACTATTGAGGTAATATATGAGGGAGCTAAAATAATTGGGAGCGACAAGTTGCTTAAATGGCAGTTAGCTGAAAACATGACAAGACCTAAGTCTAATACTGTTAAAGCTCAGTTTAGCTATAATATTGTTGCACCAAGAATGTATAAAGGTAAAGTTGAATCGCTTGTTAGTAGAATGACTACATTCGCTGATATGATTCAATTAACTCATTTAAAGTTACAACAAGTGCTATCAAGAATGGTACCAGATGGTGTTTATTTAGATGCGGATGGTATTGCTGAAATAGATTTGGGTAACGGTACAAATTATAATCCGCAAGAAGCATTGAATATGTATTTCCAAACAGGTTCTGTTATTGGAAGGTCAATGACTAGCGAAGGAGAATTTAATAATGGTAAAGTACCAGTACAAGAATTACAGTCTTCTGGATCTAATGCTAAAATAGCTAGTTTGATAAATTCATATAATTATTATTTACAAATGATAAGAGATGTGACCGGATTAAACGAAGCAAGAGATGGTTCAACACCAGATAAAAACGCGTTAGTAGGACTCCAAAAACTTGCAGCTGCTAATTCTAATACAGCAACAAGACATATACTGCAAGCAGGTTTATTCCTTACTTTAAAAACAGCTGAAGCAATATCACTTAGAATTTCAGATGTACTAGAGTATGGACCAACTAAAAAATCATTTATACAAGCTATAGGTAAATTTAATGTAGCAGCATTAAATGATATGAAAAAACTGTCGCTTCATGATTTTGGTATATTTTTAGAGCTATCACCTGATGAGGAAGAAAAACAATTGTTAGAAAACAATATACAAATGTCTTTATCTAAAGATCAAATTAATTTAGAAGATGCTATTGACATACGTGAAATCAAAAATCTTAAGCTTGCAAATCAATTATTAAAGATAAGAAGAAAAAAGAAATTTGATCAAGATAGAGCTTTACAGCAAGAGAATATTCAAATGCAATCTCAATCTAATGCTCAATCAGCACAGGCATCCGCGCAGGCTGATATCCAAAAACAACAAGCTATTACAGAGAGCAAAGCACAACTAGCACAAATAGAAGCACAGCTGGATAATCAAAAGTTAGAAAAAGAAGCTGAATTAAAGTTGTTGTTAATGCAAAAAGAATTTGAAATGAATATGCAGCTTAAAGGTGCAGAAATACAAGTGATTAAAGATAAAGAAGCTTATAAAGAAGATAGAAAAGATGAAAGAACAAAAATACAAGCATCTCAACAGTCTGAACTTATACAGCAAAGAAAAAATAATACTCCACCAAAAAGTTTTGAATCTGCTGGATTTGATAACTTAGGAGGATTTGGATTAGAGCAGTTTGATCCTAAATAAAAACTGCTAACATATTTTATACAATTTTATAATGGAAGAAAATAAAGACGTCGTAGTTGACGAAACACCAACTGCTGCAGAAAAGGAAGAACAAGTACTTGAAGCAGCCGGACAAGATACAGGTAAGGCCAAAGATGGTACTTACAAAGTGGATTTAAGTAAACCACCTAAAACAGAAACAGATGCCGTTCAAGAACAAAGCGCAGATGAAAGCGTGCCAAGCGGAAGCAGCACGGATGAAAAAACTGGGGAAGAAACCGAAGTGGAATTGCAAGAAGTACAGCAAGAAGAAAATCAATTAACTTTAGAAGAGGTAATTGAAGAAGAAACTAAAGAAGAACCCAAAGAAGATCCTGTACAGGAACTTAAAGAAGAAATAGAAGACGCTGTGCAAGAATCGCAAGATACGGCTACAGCATTACCAGAAAACATTCAAAAAGTTGTAGACTTCATGAATGAGACTGGTGGAACGTTAGAAGATTATGTAAAACTTAATCAAGATTATTCTAACATCGATGATTCAACTCTTTTATACGAATATTATTCTCAAACTAAAGGTCATCTTACTAAAGATGAAATAGATTTTTTAATTGAAGATAAGTTTGTATCAGACGACGAAGTTGATGATCCAAAAGATATTAAGCGTAAGCAGTTAGCTTACAAAGAAGAAATTGCAAAAGCTAAAGGCTATTTGGAAGGATTAAAGGGCAAGTACTACGAAGAAGTCAAGTTGGGTTCTAAGTTAACCAGCGATCAACAAAAAGCAATTGAGTTTTTCAATAATTACAACTCTGAGCAATCAGAACAGCAGGTTTTGCAGGAAAAGCAGACTGTTCATTTTAACAATGAATCTAACAAAGTTTTTAACGAGGAATTCAAAGGTTTTGAATTTAAAGTTGCAGACAAAAAATATAGATTTAATGTAAAAGATAAGCAGCAAGTTTTAGATAAGCAGTCAAACATTTTAAACGTATTAGATAAGTATATTAATAATGATAATATGTTACAAGATGCTACTGGTTATCATAAAGCACTCTTCGTTGCAGACAATGCAGATGCAGTTGCAAATCATTTTTACGAACAAGGTAAAGCTGATGCTATAAAACAGTTAAATGCAGATTCAAAAAATATAAATATGGATCCGC